AAAGGGTACTCAACTTTATTTGTTCAACCATTTCACAGAGAGTCCATTTTTACAATTATGCCAGGAATTGTAGATACAGATACCTATGTTGGCCCAGTTAACTTTCCTTTTGTTTTAAATGACACTAACTTTGAAGGCTTAATTCCTAAAGGAACCCCAATTGCTCAAGTTATTCCTTTTAAACGAGATGATTGGTATATGGAGTTTGGGAAAGAAAAAGAATTTAAAGAACAAGAAAATACAGTAAAAAATCTTAGAACTTTATTTTTTGATAGTTACAAAACAATGTTTAGGCAAAAAAAGCAATATAAATAAAAAATCTCCTAAAGAAAAATTCTAAAGGAGATTTTTATTTTATATTATTTTTATTTACACGGATATTTGTTATACCACTCTTTGTACCGTGTTCCATTTACAGAACTCCAGGAAGACCAGTCTTTTCCACCTTTAGTCATATGTAGAGCAATCTGTGCATTTACTACTGGATTTAGCAATTCAGCATTTGAGTTTAAATCAAACTTGTCTCTACGGTCTGGACCCAGTTCTCCAAGCATGTTGATCTGGAATACTCCATAAGAACTGTCTCCAGTTTTTACATTGCCGTTAAAGGCAAGAGGGCGACCATTAGACTCTGCCTTTGCAATAGCACAAGCAGACCTTAAGGCCTTTCCTTCAAATCCAACATGACGCAACATATCAACTAACTGCTCATCAGTCAAATTATGAGCATTTTCATACTTTTCTAATTTTTTGTCTTTAGAAACCAAAAAAGCCACCTGTTGGGTGGCAGATTTCACAGACTGTCTAATTAGTAAGTTGTTTTCATTTGTTGCATTTGCGGTAGCCGAAAAAACGGTACTGCAAATAACCAACGTTAATACCCCTAGCCAAACATTTGCTTCTCTCATTGTAGAATACCTCCTAGAGAACAAATGCTACCTACTGGTAGCATGTATTAATTATAACACTAATTTGGCCCTTTGGTCAAGTTAAAACAATAATTATAAAAATCTTTTAAATATTATGTTAGTTAATGGTATAATGATAAGACTATGGCTACGTTTAGAGATCAATCACTTAGTTCTTATTCTGTTGGATCTACCCCGCCAACCGTACAATGGACGCTTGTAAAAGGTGACACCGCTGCATTCAGGGTGTATGTAACAGATGACGACAAAGAGCCACTAGTTATTTCTGAGTGGACCGTTGAAATGGAAATTAAAAGACCAACAGTAGCGGGTAATCTCAATGATCCAAATCCAACAAGCGTGTTAACACTATACCCAATTGCTACCGCAGAAGATGGTGAAGGAGAGTTCACAGTATCTCTAACATCAACACAATCAAGAAGTCTTAATACAGGTGATATTTTTGATATTGAATTAAGTGATGCAACTAGGGTTTGGACAGTTGCTCGTGGCACCCTAACAATCATTGAGGACATTACAAACGGTCAAGAGTCATAATGGCTTATGCTGTAATTGTTGACACAGATAGTCAAAAGTTAAAAGGGGTAAATTCTGTTGGCTACCCGTTATCTAAAATAATTTACAAGACAGGTTTGGTAAAAATTAATGAAATTTTGCCCTTTAGAGTTAAATTTACTACAATAGGAATTGCTCCAGCAAACGCAGGTGTCCCTGGAATTGGTCTTCAAATTATTGGAATTAATAACTATATTCTTTAACATAATGATATAATAACCTCATGGCAAAGATATCAACCACCAACGTAAAGGCCCTGTTTCAGACAGGTGATAGACCAACAGAAGAAAACTATATAGATTTAATTGATAGTACTTCTGCTAGGTCTACCGATCTTGGATCAGACGGCAATAACGAGTTAACAATTAATGGAATTGAAAACTCAACAGTATTTGATAGTTTTGCATCAAGTGAGTTTAGATCAATGAAATATATGATCTCACTCAAGCATGTAGCAGGCGGTGCAAATAAGTACGCTGTTACAGAATTAACAATATTGAATGATGGATCAGATGTATCTGTTAGTCAATATGGCACTATTGAAAACGATGGGAATATTGGCACCATCTCTGTTTCAAAGGCTGGAGACACAGTTTCATTAACTGTGGTTCCTGTGGGGGGAAGTACACCTATAACTCTACGCTATTTGCGTATGGGATTAAAGGCCTAACCAAGGAGATAAAAGATGGCAACCGTAACAAAAGATTTTAGAGTAAAATCGGGACTTATAGTTGAAGGTTCAACCGCAACTGTAAACAACCACGACATATTAACAGAGGCATTAGTAGACGCCAAAGGTGATTTACTAGTTGCTTCAGCAGCAGATACCGTAACTCGCCTTGCAGCGGGCACAAACGGATATATTCTCACAGCAAATTCTGGAGCAACAAATGGAATTGAGTGGGCAGCCCCAGTAGCAGTTGGAGTTTTTGACTCAAGCATTTCATTTGAAGGTGCAACTGCAAATGATTATGAGACAATTCTTGAAGTAACTGATCCAACAGCAGATCGTACAATTACACTTCCTAACGCAACAGGAACTGTAGTTCTTAAGGATACAAGTGATACACTTACAAACAAGTCTATCTCATTAACTACAAATACAATTACAGGAACAAAAGCAGAGTTTAACTCAGCAATGTCAGATGCAGATTTTGCAACTATTGACGGAACTGAAACTCTTACAAATAAGACACTTACATCACCAACAATAAGTGGACTATACCTAAGCGATGGATCAATTGTTGTAGAGGGCGCAGGCGCCAATGATCACGAGACTACACTTCAATTCACTGATCCAACTGAAGATCGTACAATTACATTTAAAAATGAAAGCGGTACTGTAGCATTTACTGCAGATATTCCATCACTTTCAGGATATGTAACTGAGTCTGGAACACAAACATTATCAAACAAAACACTAACCTCGCCGTTAGTGTCTGGTTTATCTATTACAGATGGATCAATTGTTGTGGAGGGTGCGACAGCAAATGATCATGAAACTACTCTGTCTTTCACTGATCCAACTGCTGACCGTACAATTACATTTAAAGATGAAACTGGCACAGTAGCATTTACTGCAGATGTAGATACAAGATTAGCAACCGCTGGTGGCACAATGACTGGCGCAATCGCAATGGGTACAAACAAGATCACAGGTCTTGGAACACCAACTGATGGAACAGATGCAGCAACAAAGAATTATGTAGATTCAGCAGCACAGGGTATTGACTGGAAAGCATCAGTACGTGCAGCAACAACTGCTAACGTAACACTTGCCTCTGATCTAGAAAATGGAGATACCCTTGATGGAGTAACTCTTGCAACTGGAGATCGTATTCTTGTTAAGAATCAATCAACTGGTTCACAAAACGGTATCTATGTAGTTAAAGCATCTGGTGCTCCAGATCGCTCAACTGATGCAGATACAGGCGCTGAACTTACTTCAAATTTTGCGGTATTCGTAGAAGAAGGAACTGCTAACGCTGATCAAGGTTATGTATTAACTAACGATGGTGCAATTACAGTAGGAACTACAGCCCTTACATTTACTCAATTTACTGGCCTAGGACAGATAGTTGCTGGTGATGGTCTTGCTAAGACAGGAAACACATTAAACGTTACCGCTGGAACTGGTATTAGTATTACTGGTGATGCAGTTACAAACGATGGTGTACTTTCAATCACTGGCACAGCAAACCAAATTACTGCAAGTGCATCAACTGGTGCAATTACATTATCTGGTCCACAAGATTTACATTCAGCAGCATCTCCAGCCTTTGCTGCAATAACACTTCCAGATGCTCTTGTGGGAAGCGCTCTTGCTACCGCATCAACATCTGCAACAGTTATTGATTCATGGTCAACAGGTACTTATTCATCTGCAAAATATATTGTACAAATGAAAAAGGGTAATGACATTGAAGTAATTGAAGTTTTGGTTACTGTAGATGGATTAAACAATGTTTACTTAACAGAGTATGCAGATGTAATTAGCAATGCAGTACTAGGAACAACAGATGCCGACTATAATGGTGGCAATGTTCGTCTTTTGGTTACTGGTGCAGCAGCAGATACTGCTGTTAAAGTACACAAAATCTATATTGAGGCATAATTAGAATAGAGGTCGGAAGTGGCAACAGTAAATAAAGACTTCAGAGTAAAGCACGGCATTAATGTAGCCGAAGGCGGAATCTTTGGATCAACAGTCACAGTTGCCACTCCTACTGAAAATGCACATGCAGCAACAAAACTCTATGTAGACACCGCAGTAGGAAGTCCACAACTTCCAGTTAGTGATACACAGCCAGTTTCTCCAGATAATGGAGATTTGTGGTTTGACTCAGTAACAGAACGTATTCACGTATACTATGGCAGTCAATGGATTGCAATTGCTACACTTGAAGATTCTGAAATATTACCAGACCACATTCATGACACATCAATTGATGGAACTGGTTTAGTTGTAAGTAGATTTATTGATGCTGGGTTCTATTACGAACCTGGAGTTCTTGTAAGTGGTGGACTTTATAACACTGCAAGTTTTGAAGCAACGTACGACGGCGGGATAGCAACAGATAACTTTAATTAATTATCTGTTATAATATAACTAAGTATAAGGAGTAATAAATGGCAACCAGAATGCAACAGCGCAGAGGAACTGCAGCGCAGTGGATTTCTACAAATGCAGGAGCAGGACCAGTATTAAATGCTGGTGAAATGGGCTGGGAATCAGACACAAATAAATTTAAAATCGGTGACGGTGTAAACAACTGGACAAGTCTAGATTACTTTGCAGACATTAACTCTACAGTTAACCCTGCTTTTGGTACAAGCATTGTTTTTGAAGGTGCTACCGCAGATTCATATGAGACTACAGTTCAGGTAACAGACCCAACCGCTGACCGTACAATTACTCTTCCAGACGTAACAGGTACAGTTATTACAACTGGCAACCTTTCAGACATTACTAACATTGGAGTATTTACTTCAACAATTACAATGGAAGGCGCTACTGCAAATGATCACGAACTTACAATTTCTGCAGGTGATCCAACCGCAGATCGTACAGCAACTTTTCCAGATGCTACAGGAACAATTGTTCTTGATAGTGCAACCCAGACCCTTACAAATAAAACACTTACAACTCCAGTAATTTCATCTATCACCAATGGTGCTGCTACTCTTACTTTACCAACAAGCACAGGAACAATTGCCTTAACAAGTGATATTGCAGCAGGAATTGTAACTGAAAGTGGAACACAAACTCTTACAAACAAAACACTTACAAGTCCAGTAGTTTCAGGACTTACGCTTTCAGATTCTTCAATTGTTATTGAAGGCTCCACAGCAAACGATTTTGAGACTACACTTACAGTAACAGATCCAACTGCTGATCGTACGATTACCCTTCCAGATGTTACAGGAACTGTAGTTACTACTGGCAACTTATCTGCTATTACTTCTGTAGGAACTCTTGCTAGTTTAACTGTTACAGGTGACCTAACCGTTAATGGAACAACCACAACAATTAACTCAACCACTCTTTCCGTAGATGATAAGAATATTACTCTTGGAGATGTTGAAACACCTACAGATACAACTGCAGATGGTGGCGGTATAACATTAAAGGGTGCAACAGATAAAACCTTTAACTGGGTAGATGCTACAGATTCATGGACATCTTCAGAGCATATTAATCTTGCTTCTGGTAAGTCATATTACATGAATGGAACCTTGCTTAAGGATGTATCTGAAACTCTGACAAACAAAACTTTGACAACTCCAGTTATTTCTAGCATTTCCAACACTGGAACTCTTACCCTACCAACTAGCACAGACACATTAGTTGGTCGTGATACAACAGACACATTAACAAACAAAACATTATCAAGTGCAGTAGCAACAACAGCACTTACTCTTAATGCTACAGCAGAACTTAGATTAGCAGATACAGACTCAACTCACTATGTTGGATTTAAAGCACCAGGAACTGTTACTACAAACAATATTTGGACACTTCCAGCAGCAGACGGAGCAGCAGGACAAGTATTGACAACAGATGGTTCTGGAGTATTTTCTTTCTCTACTCCTGCAGCAGGTGCAGCATTTAGCGAATTAATGTTGATTGGTGCATAGTACTTTATAAAATACAAAGCACTAACTCTTAACTAGAGATTAACACGCCTTAAACAAGCGTGTTTTTCTTTTTAATTCTATGATATACTTAACACTACTTTGGATTCTACAAAGTACTTATAATATTAATAGAAAGTTGGAACATAAGTGTCAGATATCTTTTCTTTTCGTTTGTCAGATGAGTTTGTAAATAAATATACTGAGGTACCAGCCCCATTTGGCTTTTCAGATGCTGGATCAAACTCTTTAGGAGAGATTACTTTTATACGTACCTACTCTCGTATGAAAGAAGACGGAACAAAAGAAAGATGGCATGAGGTTTGCAAACGGGTAATTGAAGGAATGTACTCTGTACAAAAGAACCACGCTAAAGACAATAGACTTCCATGGAATGACAATAAAGCACAAAAATCTGCTCAAGAGGCTTTTCAAAGAATGTTTGAATTAAAGTGGACTCCGCCAGGCCGTGGTCTTTGGGCATTTGGCACTCCAATGACTATGGAAAAGCGTAACTCTGCTTCCCTTCAAAATTGTGCAATGGTGTCAACTCGTGACATTGATCGTAATGATCCTGGAGCATTGTTTTCTTGGGTTATGGATGCATTAATGCTTGGTATAGGTGTAGGATTTGATACCGTCGGTCAAGACAAAGAAATGCCTATCTATGCTCCAACAGAGCCAGAAAATGTATGGGAAATCCCAGATACTCGTGAGGGGTGGGTTGACTCAGTAAGAATGCTTTTAAATTCATACCTACGACCTAATCAGGCTATACAGAAGTTTAACTATGACCTTATCCGTCCACTAGGAGCACCCATAAAGGGCTTTGGTGGGGTTGCTAGCGGTCCAGAACCGCTAATTGCATTACACAGTAAGATAGACAAGGTAATTGGCGGTAGATCAGGAGAAACTCTTGACTCTCGTGCAATAGTAGACATTGTAAATCTTATTGGAACATGTGTTGTTTCTGGTAATGTTCGTCGTTCCGCTACCTTGGCTTTAGGAAATGCTGAAGATAAAGATTTTATTAATTTAAAGAATGCAGAGGTTTTTCCAGATAGAAACTCATTTGATTCAGAGAATCCAGGATGGGCTTGGATGTCTAATAATTCTATTTCTGCAGAAGTTGGAACAAAGTATGAAGACTATGTTGACTTAATTGCAGACAATGGAGAGCCAGGATTTATTTGGCTAGATGTTGCTAGAGATTATGGAAGATTAGCAGACGCTCCAGATTATAAAGATTCTCGTGTTATGGGCTTTAACCCATGCGCCGAACAACCATTGGAAAGTTATGAATTATGCACACTTGTAGAAGTTCATTTAAATCGTCATGAAAATAAAGAAGACTTTTTACGTACATTAAAGTTTGCTTACTTATATGGCAAGACTGTTACGCTTATGCCAACACATTGGCAAACCACAAATGGAATTATGCAACGTAATCGTCGTATCGGAACATCCCTTACTGGTATTGCATCTTTTGCAGATAAAAAAGGTATGCCAATTATTCGTGAGTGGATGGACGAAGGATATAAAAAGATTCGTTCATATGATCACACATACTCAGAATGGCTATGTGTACGTGAATCAATTCGTGTGACTACCGTCAAACCTTCAGGATCTGTTTCACTATTATCTGGTGCAACACCAGGAGTCCATTGGGGTCCAGGAGGAGAGTTCTATCTTCGTGCTATAAGGTTTGGTAATACAGATCCAATGGTGCATTTGTTTAAAGCAGCAGGGTATAAAATTGAAGATGACGTAGTATCAGCAAACACTTCAGTAGTATATTTCCCAGTAGCATCTGGACATCCTCGTTCTGAGAAAGATGTAAGTCTTTTTGAAAAGATTGGTTTGGCTGCTACCGCTCAAAAGTACTGGTCTGATAATGGAGTATCCGTAACTTTATCATTTGACAAGGAATCTGAGACCAAGCACATTGCCCCAGCATTACATATGTATGAAGGTCAATTAAAGGCAGTTTCATTTTTGCCTATGGGTAATAAAACTTATCCACAGCAACCATATACAAACATTACAAGAGAAGAATATAACTCTTATGTTGGCAAAATTGGTAAAATTGATTGGTCTGCTATTTATGATGGCAAGGATAATCTTGATGCAGAGTCTGAAAAGTATTGTTCAACAGACGCTTGCGAAATCAAGTTATATTAGTCTTCATCCTGCTATAATAAGGGGATAGGAGAAATATGTCTACCCCATCAAACTTGTATGCAGAAAAAATATATTCGGAGCATCCGCTAGTTTTGTGGGCATTAGACGATACTCTTGACTATAAAAGTTTAATTACTGAAGCGCAACGCAATATTGCAACATTGTGGTCAAACTTTGCAGATGCAACACTTGCAGAATCCTTTGAAGATTTAAATCAGCCATTTGTAGATAGTCATTTATCAAGAATTAGAGTTAACGTCCCCGTATCAGAAACACTTGAAGCATCAATTATTAGCCCAAATATACTTAATATTAATACTTTTGCAGATCTTGGAACATTTACTATTGGATCATACTTTTACTCAAATAGCGTTTATTTGCAAAGTGTTTCTATAGGTTATGAATATACAGATCCAGCCACATCAACTATAGTCCAAAATTTAAAAACATTTACTAGCACACTTTATCAAAAATGGGGATTTATTTCTGAAACTTTTGAAATTCCAAATGTTTCTGCACAGTTACGACTTGTTATTAAAATTAAAATTTTTGAAGGTTCAGGAACATCAGCAGAGAATGAGTTTTATATAAATGGCATTACTTTTGGGCAATGGAATGAAGAATTTAATACATACTCTCTAAATGGAATAACAGAAACCACAGTCCCACCAAGCATAAGTATTTATGGCGGGTATGATGCAGTAGAGGCACAAGCATATGGAGTTGCAGAGGACTCTGGATACTATATTACTGAAGGTGGTCTAAAATGTAAAAATACTGGCATCCCCTTGGTTTACGGTGCAAGCGGAGTAACAAGATTAGAACCAAATACTGACGCATCGTTAATCCTTCCAGGTAAAGGATTTTTAAATAAAAAAGGCCAGTATAACGATTACACAATTGAATTTTGGGCAAGAATAGCAGTAAACACATCTACACCATTTAAAATATTTGGACCAATAGCGTCTGAAGATGGTTTGTATGTTGAAGATGGATTTTTAACATTAGTTATTGGCGATCAGTTTTCATCACACTTCGTTGGTGAGTGGTTTAGACCAATGCTTATTCATATTCGTTTAATTAAAGATTCTGCATCTTTATTAGTTAATGGTGAAGAGGTTTTATCGTTATCTTTAGATACCGCCAATCTAACCCTTCCAGCAGAACTTGATAATAGTGGAGATAGCCAAGACTGGGTAGGATTTTATGCAAGCAACACTGTGTATCCTTTTGAAATTGACTGCGTCGCTATATATTCTTATCAGGTTCCAGTTACAGTTGCAAAACGCAGATGGGTTTATGGACAAGGAGTTGTTTCTGCAGAAGGCATAAACTCATCATATGGAGGAACAACCGCTTTTATAGATTATCCATTTGCAAATTATACGGCTAACTATAATTATCCAGACTTTGCTGGTTGGGATCAAGGAAGTTTTGATAACCTAGCAACTAGTCAAACAAATTTAAGAACACCTGAGTATTCCTTACCAGAAATATTCCTAGGCACTAAAACATTGCAAGAACTATATGATGCAAATAAAGACATACAAGATAACGAGTCTGGCCCTGTTATTAGCGATAAGTTTTTATCTTTTAGGCCTAACAATACTTGGAACTCCATTGAATCGTATATTAATTTTTCAAGATTTAACTTGTTATCAAGTGAAGTTGAAAGTTGTTATGGAGTATTTAGTTCTAATAATTTAGCATCAGATGAAATATTATTTAAAATATACAATCCTTTAAACAATAACTACTTTACAATTCTTAAAGACGGAAATTTAATTAAATATTCATTAACCTATAATGGAACTACGCAACTGTTATTTACTTCTAGCGCAATAACCACTAATAGCCTTTTTGCAGTTGGATTTAACATAAAAACATTGTCAGAAAAATTTGGTAGTAATATAAGTTCCTTCTTTGGAAATCAAAGTTCATTAAAAATGTACGTATGTGGAGACGACTCTGGAGAGTATACTTTTACAGGAAGACTTTATTCTGTTGGGCTAGGTACAACATTAAATTCTACAAAAATAACAACTCATATTGACGCAAACGGCTTTATTGAATTAGACAAGGGTCAAGAATTAATTGATCACACAGCAAGTTACACAATACTTCCATCAGAAGCATATGAAAAATATTTCTTAGATATAGGTGTTGCAGGATACTGGCAAGACTATTTACCACTTTCTTACTTTGCTCAATTCGTAAAAAATAGCAGTGGTCAAGAATTTTATGAAATAGATTTTTTACAATTTAACCTAGGATACCCAACAACAACGACTCTTCAGCAAGAATCTGGAACATCTTCTTCTTATTATAATACAGAAGGAGCACAGATAAAAAGTTATGTAACATTTCAATATGTTGCAGACGGTGCAAACATACCTACTTCTTTTGCTAATGAAGAGTCGCCAGATGAGTATAAAGTACTTGATTTAAATAATTACGAAGACTGGGAAACAACAAGATTTGAAATTTTAAATAACACGTTAATTTACCTAATTAAAACCATAGATTTTAATCAAATTGCAATTGTCTATAGTCTTGAATTTAATAGTCGTGGAATTTTAACTAAACCAATTTTATTAAACAAGTTACAGTTGGCCTCTCAAGCATTTAATGACAACTCATTTAACCCAGTAGGAACAAGGTTTGGAGTAGATCTATTTCCATATAAAAAGAATGGCATTTACTTTGACTACAAGTCTAAGAATCCATTTAGTATATATAAAGAAAGCACCCCATATTTATACCTAACAAAAACATCTGGAATTGAAGTACGTGGTGAAATAAATATTTTAGAAAATCGTGGATTAACTCTTCCAATTAACAAAGAATTGGCAACAGACTACAAGGTAAGCGCTATGCAGTTGTGGCTAAGATATGATCAAGATACGTTTCCAGCAACAGCAACAGAAATTTTTGAAATTAACCATAAGAGTGGAACTTTAAGATTTTATTTACAGGCTAACAGCGCCGATTTAGATAGAGGTAGAATATTTGTTTTAAATCAAAACGGTGTCCCATATAACGGAGTTGGATTTTATTTAAATGGTAGCCTAGTGAGAGAGCCAGTCCTATCTCTTAAAGAGTGGTCATCTATAGGTATAGCATTTTTAACCTCTCTTGTCTATAATTCATATCTTGGAAGCATAAATTTGACGGGGCCAATATTATTTAATAACATTGCATATTATCAGGCAAACAGCCTACAAGAGGTTGAAAGCAGAACCTTTAGGTCTTGGTTCCAGGTATTGACGGATGGTATAACAACAAATGATTGGCAATTTTGGTCCAGTAACTTTACCTGGGATGGAATGTTAGTGATAGGATCATCAGAGTTCTATGGAATTAACCCTTCAGATATTTATAAGACATACATAGGCACAAATAAGATAATTGTTGATGACGGAGAAGGCTTAGTCTACCAACCTGAAAAATTAAATATATATGCAGGTACAGAGTGGTCAACTAACGTCTCTACACCAGTATAGTCTGATATACTTATGGTTATGGAATCCTTAATTAATCCAAAAACTGGTAAGCCTTATGTTAAAAATGTCCGTCGTCAGGTAATAGACAAGCACTATGACTGGGGTCTTTACGTATATAAGACATCCGCTGGTAAATGGTTTACAGACGAAGAAGGCTCAGTTTTAAATATACCTTCAGACCGTGGAGACATTACAAAAATTGCAGAGTTAAAAAAGGTTGCAATACATCACGGAGATGATGGACTTGGTACAGCAGTATTTGTACCAGGGCTAACTCAGGTTAGTGAAGAAGAGTATTCCGAACAAAAAGCAAGACTAAAAGAAGGATTGATTCCCTCAATGAACGACTTGGGTGCTTGGCATGCAGCACAACAAACATTAGAAAAACATGGAAGAGGGGCAGTGGATGAGTGACCAAGAGTATATCCGTGCAAGTCTTAATACAGAAGAAAAAGAAGACAACATTTTTAAATCACATGACCCATTTAACAAAACTTGGGATGTTTTAAAAGATTATGTTGGGCTTGACCAAAACTTTCGCCGTAGAACAACTCGTAATTTAACAAAATACGCAGCACCAGAATTTAATGAAGCATACCTAGACGCAGCAAACGCAACCCCATCTGGAGTAAATGCGGGATCTAAACAAATCAACCCTGGCACGGTATACAGAAATGGTTACGGACTATTTGACGTAATTACCCCTCCATACAACATGTATGAGTTAGCCAACTTCTATGACACATCATTTGCTAACCATGCTGCTATTGATGCCAAAGTAGAAAACATTGTTGGTCTTGGATATCGCTTTGATATATCAGATAGAACGTTATTAAGGTTTGAAATGAACGAAGATGCAGGTGCGGTAGAACGTGCTCGTAATCGTATTGAAAGAGCCAAGATTCAAGTACGTGACTGGTTAGAAAATTTAAATGATGATGATAGTTTTACAAAAACAATGGAGAAGGTTTATACAGACCTTCAGGCAACAGGTAATGGTTTTATTGAAGTAGGCAGAACAACTGCTGGAGAAATTGGTTATGTTGGCCACATTCCAGCAACTACTGTTCGTATACGACGCTTGCGTGATGGGTTTGTGCAGATTATTGGTCAAAAGGTGGTTTACTTTAGAAACTTTGGAGCAAAAAATGCAAATCCTATGGGTACAGATCCACGCCCTAATGAAATAATTCATTTAAAAGAATACTCACCTTTAAATACATTTTATGGTATTCCAGATATTATTGCAGCAATGCCATCTCTTATCGGAGACCAACTTGCTTCTCAATATAACATTGACTACTTTGAAAACAAGGCTGTACCAAGATATGTTGTAACCCTAAAGGGTGCAAAACTTTCAGGTGATGCTGAAGATAAAATGTTTAGATTTTTACAAACTGGACTTAAGGCTCAGTCCCATAGAACCCTTTATATCCCGCTTCCTGGAGACACAGAAGGAAATAAAGTTGAATTTAAGATGGAGCCAATTGAAAACGGTATCCAGGATGGATCATTTAAAGAGTATCGCAAACAAAACCGTGATGATATTTTAATTGCCCATCAAGTTCCTATTTCAAAACTAGGTGGTGCAGATTCTGGAGGCGTTGCAGCAGCGCTTTCTCAAGACCGTACATTTAAAGAACAGGTATCTCGTCCAGCACAAAGACATCTAGAAAAGGTTGTAAACAAGATTATAAAAGAAAAAACAGATATTCTTGAACTTAGGTTTAACGAATTAACCTTAACTGATGAAATTGCACAATCTCAAATTCTTGAAAGATATGTAAAGACTCAGGTTATGACTCCTAATGAGGCTCGTGAAATGTTAGACTTGCCACTAAGGGCGGATGGGGACACGCCATTTGTTATGTCTCCAAGACAAGCAACTGATGCTAGAGCAAATTTAGCAGGGAATCGTCAAAGAGATGCAGAACGAACAAATAACAATTCTGATTCGCCAACTACTATATCTGGACGCAATGCACAAGGTGAAGGTAGATCGTCTCAATAATTGAGAAATTCTTTCAAAGCGGTGCTATAATTATAACGTTATGTTAATAAACAAGGCTCATTGGGAAACTAAAGGTGACAGTGTTCGCCTTTCAATGCCCATTGGAAAAGTAGATGTTGAGCGCCGTATGGTCTCTGGTTTTGCAACCCTAGACAACGTTGATCGCCAAAATGACATTGTAACAACAGAGTCTAGTATAAACGCTTTTAAGAATTTCCGTGGTAACCTTCGTGAAATGCATCAACCAAGTGCTGTTGGTAAAATTGTTTCTTTTAAAGAAGATAAGTATTTTGATCCAAGTACTAAAAAGTTTTATAG